CTTCATTCCTATACACTGCTATAGTACCAGCATCGTCATATTTTTCAAAATAAAATACATAAGTACTTGGTTGACCAGTTATTTTAAAACCATTAGAAATTAAATCTGTATTTGAAGAAATTCTGTTACCATAACAAATTTCATAAGATGCAAAAATATTACTAAAAATTTCTAGTCGTTTATTAATTCTTATTCGCGTAATATTTGATGTAATACCAGCATCAACTTCATCAATATATGATATAAGTTTACTATATTTAAATTTACCGTTAAATCTATTAAGTTGTCTTACATTACCAAATTGTAAAATTGAATCTGAAATTGAAGTCCGAAGTCTTTCAGGTAATTTTTTAGTTAATTTAGAATTATAATATACATAACTATCAATATCAATGTATAAGTATGAAGGATCTACAATTTCAGGAACAACTGTTAAAATTGTAAATTGCTTCAAATCTTTTATGAGATTTAATTTAGCAGTAGTTGTTAATTTATTTGCACCAAAAGGTTTTGCTGCAACAAAAACTTTTCCATATTGAGGAGGTGATGCTTCCTCTCCTCCATAAACAGACAATGATTCGAGACCAGGAAGTTTAGATTTTACCAAATATTCATAATCATTAACTGTTACTGCTCTATTCTGTGCAGAGTAACTCCTTGGAGCAAGATATTTAATTGAAGTAACTGTTTCAGGATCAGAACCACCGAAAGAAGAATTAATTGTTTTAATTGTAGGAACTGTAGTAGAATAACTATTACCTGTTTGATCAGTTAATCTACCAGTAAATATAAAATCTACACAATCATTACCTAAAGTTTTATCAGTAACAAAATAATTAATCGTAACTATATCATTAGTTTTTAATTTTCTTCCAAATACACCATCACCAAAAATTAATTCATACTGTTCATTTTTATTTTCTTGAACAAAATAAGATCTTTGTTTATTTGTTAATGTTGTAATATCATCTACAAGTTTATAACTTTCAACTACTCCCGTTGTAGATTCAAGCACAGTAACATTAACTAATTTTACATCTGCATTGCTATTGGGAATAATATATTTTTGTACTGTTGAATCAGTTACAGTATATGAAATTGAAAATGGAGTTGCCTGATAAATTTCTAAATTATCAAAATTTATTATAGACGTTCCATTTGCTAATGTTTTTACTTCTTGAGTGACATTACTGAGAGGTGTGAACACAAAAGAACCCTCATCATTCTTCCCAATAAACGCACTTCCTTGATTGAGCGTTAATTGTTTGACTGATGAGGGGTTAGGTATTATAATAGCAACATCAACGATTGCTTTTGGTGCACTTGCCCCGCTTGGAACATAACCGATACTTTTTGCAAGAGAAACTACATTTTCTCTAATAGAAGCAGAATCTAAAAATACTTCATTAGCAACTAAGTTAGCATTTAATGCACTGTAGTACGTATTGTATGCTAATATATCAATAAATTGAGATAAAACGGATCCTTGAAAATTATAATCAGTAAAAGTTTCAGAAGAACGCATGAACTCCCGTAAACTTTCCTTTACATCTTCAAAATCTAAATTAGTAACTTTATTAAATGCCATTATACTTTTTCTAGAATAAGTCTGATTGCTTGTTGATCTAAAGGAGAACCAATAATTGTATAATTTATATTGAATTTAATTGAATTATTTGGTATGTCGTCAAATAATTCAATATTATCAAAAGTTACTCTAGGTTCATACAAATTAATTGCATCTTCAATTTCTACTGCTAGTTGATCAACCAAAATACTATCATAATTTTCAAATAATAAATTATTTGAAGATGTTCCAAACAAAGGGTTAAAAAATTTTTCACCTAGTTGAACCATGACAATATTTTTTACTGCTTGTTTAATAGCATCTTCATTTTTTAAGACCCCAATATCTCCTGTAACTGGATGTTTAGTGAAATTTGGGTTAACATCAACAAATTTTTTAGATATTGATGGCATTTTAAGTCTCTCTATACTTTATATATCTACTTTTTCTTATCTTTTTTCTGTTCTGCTGATTTATTCAGATAATAATCTGATTTTGGGTCCGTAATTAGGACCATTCCAGATTTTTTAAAACTTTCACTTTGATCCGGCACAGGTTGATTTGCCATTTTTCTCCAAATTAGTATAGAATAGAACTTTTTTATATTTATTCGCCCAACTCTTCGGGCGTTTTCCAGAAATAATCATTAGTGTCTCCTAATCTACCCCATCTTATACCTTGCTCAACTTGATAATATTTGGTAGATACCTTAAAATCAGGTGTTTTGGGTTCTTGGGGGGTGATAGATAAGTCAAAAATTCTAATTCTGTTGTTTGGATACAGTGCAAACTGTCCATTTTCTAATAAAACACAGTTGTGTGATTTATGCTCCTCTGGTTCTTCACTAACATTTGTGTTTGTGATGTCTATGTCAGGGTGAAAGTTGTCTAATGTGAACAAATACTCACCAGACATTGCACCAAAGTGACGAGTGTTGCATACAAAGTCCATAGAACCGATGAATTGCTTCTCAATGCAGCGGACCCCGTAGTCCATGCAATTCCAGAATTGGAGGTTTGCTAGGTCGAGGTCATGTTCGGGCGTCTCAGGGCGACTTAGGAAGGCACTGATGGGCAATTTGTCGAACATTGCAGCATACTCTGGTAAGTATGTCTCAAAATAAAAAGCACGTCCAGGTATCGATTTTGCCGATACCCAGACGCCCTCAACAAATTCGCCATGCCCGTCAACATGATCCCTAAGATATTCCTTACGAACCCATACCTTCTGTGATGGTAAGTTGACGACTAGTTGACTCATTCTTCGTAAGTAGGTGGATGAAAGTTACAATACTCATTAAAAGTGATTTTCATCTCTTTATGAGTAAGATTACAGTATTTTGCTGCTGTTGGTAGGTTCCATTTAGCAGTAAACAGCATTTCCATTGATTTGCGTGTTTCTACTCTCAACGTCCTTGGCCACGATAACGCTTTTTCTTGCCATTTCGTGATGTCGCAGATAATTTTGTGTTCTGGGATGACCCCTGACGAGTGTTTTTGGGTTTTCCTTGAACGAATTGAACTCCAGAAAGTCCAATCTTGGAACGCATTGCCATAATTTTAGGTTTTTTGTGTGAACAACAATAGTATAAGTGAAATTTGCTGGGATGTCAAGTCAGAATGTGCCTGCAAAGACATTGAATGACCCCTGAGCAATGCGATCACCACATCCAATAAGATCTCCGATGCGTCCGGGTGGACGAAAATTAAAATATACGTTAGATGGACCCGAAGAAATCGGTCTCACCAGGTGTGGAGGTGGACAATTTGAGCAAGGACACGCATGTGGAGCAAATAAATCACCCAGACGCCCTGCAGGAAGAAAATTTACAAACACTGGACCAGTTGTTACACCCGTAGGTGTTGTCAATGCAGTGGGTGGATAGCAGATGTGCCCTGTAGATAGAGCACCAAAATATGTACAACCTTTCATGGAAATTTAGGAATAGTTTTAAGATTATTAATAACACGACCTGTCTGACTATTTATCGCAGTTCCAAACCTTGTTGATGCAATATCTTTATCATCATACACGATTTGCTTAATTGGGAACGTGGTAATACCAGTACAACTACTGTCAATGACTACTGTAAATTCTACAATAATCATGTAGTTGGGATCTGGTGTATATGCCTGCATATGATCTTTTACGGTAATCTCATCAATCAATCCAGTACCAGGTTGTCCGGCAGTAAGAGAACCGCCGATAGGATTTAGGTATGGACTTCTAATTAAGGCAGACCCCTGGTTCAACGTACCGTACTGTGCAGTGTACCCAGAAGGCGATACAACAGGTGTAGGAAGGTGTGTAGGAAGAACTGCATCACTACGGTACTTATATTCCTTATTAGGAAACAGATATTCCGTATAGTTCCCACTAACTTTCATCCTAATAATACCTCCAGGTCCTGTACAGGTTGCTGTTGCAACGCCAGTACCCAATGTAGCACTACCACTAACACCATTATTACTAAACAAATCAATTCTTAATCCAGGATCACCAAAATATGCTCCAGATGTCATAACTGGTGTAAAACTAGGCACAGTAACTGTAAAGACTTCTCCGTAAATTTGTGGTGGACCAGGAGAAAGTGGTGGTCCTGGTGGTCCACATGGTGAAGGTCCTGTGATTGCTGTCCAAACATTGTCAACCCATACAATGGGTTTCATTACAATACTTGGTGATGGTTGTATGGGAGTATATACGGTTGGTATTGGCATTACTTTACTCTCCTCGTAGAATTAGTATCTAAACGATCTTCAAATACTTGCTGTGATCCAGCATAATCATTCATTACATATAAGGTCGTACTGAAATTTCCTGCACCGGCAGTAGTAATTAATCCTGTAGGAGGTATATAACGATATCGCATCCCACTCTCGTCTATAAAGAACCCTGTACCACTTGGACCACTATCTGCTGGTGTTCCACTCGTAGGTGGGACTGGAGGCGTTGCAAGAGGGTCTCCAGGGTCTCCTGGAGTGCCACTGCTAGGAGTTCCACCAAATTCTACGTAATACGTGTTAGAACCGTTTGTACAATAGGATCCCGTTGATAATGGCGTACCAATTGCCCATACCGTTGTCGCAGGAAATGCAGAGATGGTACTCGTAACACTAAAATTAAATACAATATCTCGATGTCCTTCTCGACTCGTACTCCCGTCAATTGGATTCGTACCGGCACTTCGATTTGTAATATCTCCACCATATCCAAATAATATGGAATCGTTTGGTATCTCTAAACTTAAATCAACAATACTTCCACTATTATTATCTTTGTCAATTCGATAAGATTCAAAACGTTCATTCGGATCGGGTTTCCTTTCATTATAATTAATTAACTCATCAGAAACATTTCTTCCAGGAAGTTCAAAAGGAATATTTTTTGTCACATCTACATCAAACTTTAAATGATCTGGATTCGGAGTAAACCCGCTGTTTTTTTCATAATAGTATTCCCAGGTTTCCTCCGGAAAGAGTTTCCTTCCAAACTTTCCTCCAAACTTAATCGTAATCGTCTGTGGTGCTGTTGCACTCATACTCACAGTTCCAGTGCTTGATGTGGCAGTCACACTACTCCCGTCACTTCTTTCAAACGTAACGGTAACATCATCATCTAGATATGGAGCACTACTCGCAATATTAGGAACCATACTATTAAATGTGACTGTAAATGTCTCAGTACGTATAATCGTATCCATACTTACATTTGAACATCCATTTAAATATACAATTCCACTATCAGTATTAATCTTTCCATACTTATCAATTTCAATTCCTTCTAATATAATATCAGTGACTCTCTTCTGATTTAATGATGGTTCTGCTACAAAATTACCATTCTGATCAAAACAACATCCAGTATACTCTGCATTTAGACTTTGTTGTAAATCATCATTTAAATATACAATTCTATCAGCAGCATCTGAATATTCACTCACATAAAATTCTAAATTATTATTTTGAGTATCACTACATGATGTCTCACTTACTTCTGTAGGTAATTTCCATGTCTGACGATAGGTACTACTAGGTATGGTATAATATCTGTCTTTCTCATAACTACTGGAATTAGTAGTACCTTGTGGACTATATGTCTCTGTATTAGCATTATATGTACCCACAGGATAACTCAGAGATACTTCATCACCAATCTCATAGGCAACATCCAAAGCAGTTTGACCTACTCCAATAGTCTCTATCACAGGTTTATAATTAGGCATCTAAATTTACATCTTTTTTAAAATTTAACATCCAAAAATCTTCGGCACCTTCATAATCCCTAAAATAATAAATCTCACCATTTGGTGCATCTAATAAAAATTTATCTACTTTTGTATTATATTCGATCTTTGGTCCGGTCATACCTTTGTCCTCATCGTAAATGAAATTTAAATAATCCTCGTAGTCTAAATCACTACCATAATCCATATCCATAAATTATATACATGCTTCTGTATATAGAAATGTTAATTCATAACTTTCCACCATTCAATCGAAGGTAGACAAATATAATCAGTAAAATAACACAGACTAACAAATAAAGCATTTGGTTTTAAAAAAATAATCCTACTATGTTGATAATTGTTATAATTATCAATGCACTAGTTTGAATCCATATCGTTTTGTTTTGTATTGCTATTGTGTTTCTCAGTATCCTTATTGTGTCTTCTTGTATGGCGATACTATTGGACTTCAATCGGATTCGTTCATCTTTTAGTTCCGACATCTCTTTATGAAACTCTACATCTTTGTTTGCTCTGTCAATTTCATTCATGAGTATTTGTCCTTTTTGTTTTTACGAATTTTTTTGTGAAGTTTTTTGGCAAGTTTTGATACCTTTCCCCATTCTTCAAAGTAA